TTTTTTAAAATACTTTAACCTGTGAATTATTTCACAATCGAGCTTGACAATTTCTAAATTATATGCATATAATGTATTCAAGGGCTATTAGCAAAGGGAACAATTATTATAAATTTATTTAATCAACAGCCTTTAGCTCTTAGCCCTTACTAAAAATGGTATGTAATATTTCAAGATGTATTCGCAAGCAATCGTATGTTGATAGGAGAGATTTAACGGCGTGGGAGGTGGAAAGAAACTGTCCACATAAAGACATAGATTGTCCGGAGATTGAGAAGTATAAATTTAAGAAAGAAATTCATCAAAAGTATGTGAAATGATTATTTTACAAACCTTTGACAGATAAGAGGATAAATAAACCTAATGGGTGTAGGTAGAAAAAGTTGGGATAAAGAATTAGAAATGAAAACACTTTGGGACTTATCAACTCAAGTGTTAAAGTTCGGTTTAAAGAATGATAAAGTAAGCATTGATAAGAAAATGGAGATAGCCTCACATCTCATTGGTAAGATGATACCTAAAGAACAGAAACTTGACTTCGCTGAAAGGATGTTTAATTTTATAGTAGAAAAAAACTACAATCAAAGTGCAGCAACTCAAAGTAAGCCTATCGTATAAACAAACTCAAGCCTATGACTTGCTTGACTCAGAGGATATAAGCTTTTTATTGTATGGCGGTGCTAAGGGTGGTGGCAAGTCAGTCTTTGGTTGCTTCTGGGTGTGCTCTAAAGCATTAGAGATAATTAAGCGCTTTAATCTCATACCTTCCAAATATCCTATCCCGATTGCATTTCTTGGTCGAAAACGTGGTGTAGACTTTTCTGATACTACCTTAGAGACATGGAAGAGATTTATCCCTTCTGATTTATACAGTCTCCGTCCAGGCGATAAAGAGATAATCATACTTGATACTCTTAAGATACATTATGGCGGTTTCGATGACGAGAATGATGTCAAGAAGTTTAACTCTGCTGAATACGCTTATTTCTTTATAGACCAAGCCGAGGAGATAAGCCAAGATGATTACGCTCTTCTCCGTGGAACTCTTCGATTAAAGATAAACAATCAACCCTTAAACTATAAAGGCTTACTTACTGCTAACCCTGCTGATTGTTGGCTTAAAGATGAGTTCATTCTTAATCCTTTAAAGAATTATAAGTTTATTCAAGCACTCCCCAATGACAATCCTTACTTACCAGAAGACTATATAAACAACCTTAGAGAGGCCTTTAAACATCGCCCAGAACTCATACGAGCCTATGTAGAAGGAGATTGGGAGACACTCTCCGATAATGACCTTGTAATCAAGCCTCAATGGATTTCTAAGAACATTAATAGACCTTTGAATTTCCTCCCCTATCAAACTAAACTAAGAACTATCGTCAGTTGTGACCCTGCTCGTTATGGTGATGATGAGACAGTAATCTATGTTATACAGAACGGAATGGTTATAGACCAGTTAATCTATGGTCAGAAGTCTACAATGGAAACAGCGGGTAATTGTGTAATGTTAAAGAATAAACACAATGCCGATATGATTATATGTGATGAGACAGGCTTAGGCGGTGGAGTAGTAGACAGATTAAAAGAACTCAATCAAAACGTCTTAGGCGTAAACTTCGGCAGTCGTCCTTCCTCAGATGAAAAAGCCTTAAAGTATCTTAATCTAAGAGCAGAGATATACTGGGAAGTCGCCTCTGAATTTGCTGATGATAGAGTTAGTATTCCTAATGACATAACCTTACGTCAACAATTAGGGCATATTAAATATAAGACCGCTTCTCAAGGAAGAATACAGATAGAGAGTAAAGATGATATAAAGAAACGTATGTCAGGTAAGTCACCTGATAGGGCAGATGCTTTAGTCTTAGGAATATGGGGGTTACAATTCATCAAAGAAGAGCAGGTAGACTTTTACCGTAAGGAACTTCACTTAGAGCCAAACCCATTATATACAGAATTAGTTGAGTCATTGGTTGGCAATCCGAATAAATCAGACTACGAAGCGTGAGGCATAAATGGCTTACGATGAATTAAATGTAAAAGAAGTATCAGACACCGGAGAACTTAGTCAAGAGTGGAAAGAGTATCTTGACGACCTTAGAAAGAAAGTCGAAAGTGATTGTGACAATCGTATAGGATGGTTGCGTAAACTAGTTACTAACAACAATCAACGTATAGGATTAAAGAGAGTATCTAATAGACCCTATCCAGGCGCACCAAACATCCCTCTCCCTGAGACAGATAAGATAATCAATAAACAGAAGCCTAACTACATCCTATCAACCTATCTTCCAAGAAAGAAAGCCTTTGTCCAGGTAGCTGAAGGTGTCAAAGAAACCCCTGAACTTAAAGATAAAGCTCGTAAAGCTGAACTAGGGCTTAATTATGTCTTAAATAACAAGATAGACCTTCTGTCGGTATTTGCTCTCTCCTCGGATAACTTCCTAGAGAAAGGGCATTGTATCTTTAAAATCATTGAGAGATTTGTAAAGAAGTCTATCCGTAAAGTACTTAATCTCAAAGACTATCCGGAAGAGACAATAGATGTATTACGTAAAGCAAGTGTAGCCGAAAAACAACAGTTTATATCTGAACGCTTTGGTTTAGATGTAGAAGATGAAGACGATAAGAAAGTCATAGACGATATTATATCCCAGTTTAAGAGTAAAGATATTATCGAGTTCGACCTAGATGTAATTGAAAGCTATCCCGATATTCTTGTGCGCCCGCCGGAGAAAGTAACGCCTCCCTCGTGGGCGCTTGATATAGAAACTACCGACAGAATAACTGATGAATACTATCTTACACGAAGAGAGTTAGAAGAAGGTGCAGAATGTGGAAGATACAACAAGTCGGTAGTTGACCGTTTAAAAGAGATAGACTTCTCCGGTAAAGGAAAATCTGTCTCTGATGACGATATGATAACGACCTCTAAAGAACGCAACGAAGGTGTGGTTGATGAGGGTGATGATGAGTTATTCAGAATTAAAGAGGTTGAGACGTGGGTTAAGTTAAAAGGGATGGATAAATACGAACGCTGGGTATTTTCTTTCCTCGCCGATGTATCTTCTCTTGAAGACAGTTTAATACAAAAAATACGCTATCCCTACGAGTTAGATACATGGAATTACGTCAAGCACGATAACGAGATTAAAGACAATCGTTGGCACGCTTCACGTGGTATTCCTGAGAAGATAAGAGCTCTCCAAGAGTTTATGGAGCGTTCTATAAATAACATGCTTATCCGTGATGAGATAAACAACGCTCCCGTGTATACAGTCTTAGCTAACAGCGCAGTCCAGGCTAATACAGTCAGATTCATTCCAGGGCAGAAAGTCAAAGTAAAGACTCACGGAGAGATTGCCCGTTTAGATGATGTGAATAGAGTTGATGTTTCAGGTGAGCGTATTGCTCAGTTACTTAAAGCTTACACCGAAGAATACGTCGGTTCTACTGACCAGTTATTCAGAAATGCTACGAACAAAGGTGGTGGAAAGACTAAGGGTGAAGTCCAGATGGGTATGCAGGTTGCAGAAGGCCCGGCTCAAATGGAAGTCCTTCGTTGGATGAATACCTTAAAGAAAGTTTACACAATGGTTTTTAAGCTAATGCGTGAACGGTTAGGCGACAGCATAATCATAGAAGGCACAGAAGTCACACGAGAAGATTTTAACTTTGACGCTGTGGTTATTCCGAATGGTTCGATAGACCTTACAGACCAGAATTTGACCATAGGTAAAGCGATGAATAGATTGCAATTCGTTATGACAGCGACACCTGAGATAGTAGATGCTGAGGATAAATACAATGCCGCCTATGACTGGCTTGAGGCTGACGGTGTTCAAGACCCTGATAGATATATTACACGACCGGAAGTCATAGCGCAGAAGCAACAGCAGGCTATGCAACGTGAAGACCAGGTATTACAACAGCAGGAAATGATGATGGATAAAGAGATAAGGCAAAAGAAGGCAGAAGCGGCAATGGGCGGAGCTATGAGTGGGCAGACACAAGAGGCTAAACCAAGGCAAACAGCAGGAGTTTAATGGACGAACAAACACAACGAAATTTAGACAGGCTTAAAGAGTTATCAGCGTTAATCGATAGTGGTGAACAAGTCAAAGAAATGACTGAGACCAAAGGCTGGCAATTACATATTGAACCACTTCTTAACAAGATGATTATAGATGTTATGGGTGGTTTAGAAAACGGACGTTGGCATAATGGGTCACTTGACGCAAATGATTTAGGTGAGGAGAAAGCCAAAGAGTTAATCGCTTATAAGCGTGCTTTGGTTGATTTACATAAATACATCTACCAGTATATAGACCCTTTGAAAAACTATACTGATGAATATAACAAGATAATCAA